AGTACGCTTGCATGGTCGGGGTAAAGTCAGCTAGTCTTTGGAAACTACATAAAGATCGCGGCGTAACACCCATTATGTTCGATAAGGGCTATTCGAGAGAACGATCTGGTATCGCGTGGAAGTATTGGCGCATTTCGGTCGGGGGGCACAATCCTTCCTACACGTTAGGGCTCTCCTACCCTACCGACCGCTTCATGTCACTCGGTTTCAGAGTATCGAGTACTTGGCAGAAGTCAGGCAGACATATACTGTTAGCCGGGTCATCTGGCAAGTACCATAATTTCCACGACATGTCCGACCCCACTACGTATGCACGTCAGGTCATTAAACGCTTACAGAAGTTCACCGACCGGCCTATTATCTACCGACCGAAACCGTCGTGGCGGTACGCAACGCCTGTAAGCGGGTCGCAGTTTTCACAAGACGGGCGACCCCTGTTAGCTGATCTAACAGGCGCACACGTGGTGGTCACGCACGGTTCTAACACCTGTTTCGAAGCGTCACTGATGGGTGTCCCGTCAATAGTGTTAGGTGAGGGGGTGATGAAATCGATATCCTCAACTGACTTGTCTGAAGTAGAGGCACCGTGTAAAGGGGAGCGGATGCCGGTGTACGCTGCGCTCGGGTACCACCAGTGGACCATAGACGAGATGCAGACGGGGCGGGCATTTAACGAGATTAAGGAATGGCTATGAAGATACGGATTATCGGGGCGGGGTTCTATGGCTGTCACGTCGGGCTAACACTACTGAGAGACGGACACGATGTTCATATTTACGAAATTAAAGACTCGATTTTTAAAGGCGCTTCGGGCTGCATTCCTGCGCGTATCCATAAAGGTTTTCACTACCCTCGCTCGAAAAAAACGAGGGATGCGTGTCAAGCGCACGCAAGAGAGTTCGAAGAGTTCTACGCGCCTTTCATCCGTAAAATCCCAACCAATATATACGCAATCGCGGCCAATAAAAGCTTGGTGGATTTTGAACAGTACGTCCACACACTGAAGCCTGAAGTGCCCTTCGAGGTTATCAAAAAACCGTCCGATTACGGACTCGCAAACGTAGAAGGGGCGATATTGACAGAAGAGCGGCACATCGTCACAGATGACGTTAGGGAGTTCTACCGTAAGGAACTTGAGGGCCGTATCACGTTCGGTGCCAAACCCAAAGCCGTAGACGACCCGGCGTATGACGTAACGATCGACGCCACCTTCTGTGCATACGACAGTCGGTCTATAGACCGCTACGAGCCTTGCGTGGTCGGACTGCTAGAAGGTTCAGTCGATACGGCGGTCACGATTATGGACGGCCCGTTCGGAAGCGTGTACCCGTGGAACCCGTCAAGGCACTTGTTGAGTTTGTCAAGCGCCCGTTTTACGCCGTACAGTAAGGCATGTAAGACATGGGAAGCGGCGAACTTGATATTGTCGCAGCTATCGACCAGCGACAAGGAACGGAGAGTACGTGCGATGTACGATGACGTGGCGCACTACTACCCGCCACTGCGAAATTACAACATCGTGAACATCCTCCATTCGATACGTGCGATGCCTCTGTCGGGCGCAGATACCCGTCTGATCGATATCGTTCGTGTCGGTGAAACAGGTATAAGGATAAGAGCAGGTAAGATTGACGCGGTAGTGGAGGCGACACAACGCATACGGGAGATGATTTAATGATTTTGGGCATTTCAGGCGAGACCAGCGTTATCGCACAGAAGTATGTCGAGATGTTTGCTGAAAAGAGTGACGTGATCTATAGACGTAACCCGAGAGATTTACCAATCGGGTGCGATGACTACCTGATCTGCAGCGGGCTGCTTTACGGCGAAAAGTTGTCAGAACTGAGGCAAGAGCAGATCGACGAAGTGAACCGTGTAAATTATTCTGACATAGCGACGGCGTGCGACATCATACTAGATAATAACCCTCGGGCTAGGGTATGCATAGTCGGGTCAATCTCAGGTGAGCAGGGCTCATACGACATGGCATACGCAGGCGCAAAGGCCGCTATGCACCTCTACGTTAAGACTAAGCGTCTGTCGCACCCTTATCAAAACCTAGTATGTATCGCACCGTGGTTTGTTCAGGACGCTAAGATGACGACTCGGCGGCCTGATTTCGGGCAATTGCTAGAGCGGGGCAAAAAGAGGCGAGTAGGCCGATGGGCACTGTCGAGAGAGGTAGCCCGGATCGCACACTTCGCGATAAATGAGCGGCTACTGTGCAATACTGTGATAGAAGCGAAAGGGGGTGTATGGTGAAATACCAGAAACAAGAGCAGAAAGAAGAGGCGCAGCGATACCGCCGACTCATGCGTATGAAAAATATAAAGGTCGGGAACAAAGTCGCGATCGACGGGGGGGCTCACGTCGGGTCGTGGACCGTGTTAATGGCTCAAGACTTTGAAGTCGTCCATGCTTTTGAACCGTGCTACACCAGTTTCGCAGTTTTGTGCGAGAACGTGATCAATAGCGAATATCCGGGTGAAGTGGTCCCGCACAACCAAGCGTTGATGGATAAACCGTGTTATGTTGAGGTGGTTCAACCGAGCAGTAACCGTACCGCGCTTACCGCCAGACAAGTGCGCGTTAAGCGTACAGGTAAAGTCGAGGCGGTTACGATAGACAGTTTAGAGCTAGAGGCGTGTGACTTCATAAAACTGGATTTAGAAGGGTGCGAGGGGCTTGCGATCCAAGGCGCTCGTAAAACGATCAAGAAGTTCCACCCGCTGTTAGTAATCGAATTTAATGGATTAATGCGAAAATTCGGTGGGACCGAGGACCAGATCATTAAGATGCTCACTAAGATGGGCTACAAGATGGTTTGGAGAGAGGGCGTAGATAGGGCATTCCAATGGTTCGAGACGTAGAATTTGTGACAGGTTTTTCAGGGAAGGGGTATGAGCAGTATGGTCGACGGTTTTTAGATAGCTTCGAACTGTACGGGCTACAGTATAAAGACCTCATCGTCTATACGCATGACTTCAAGGGGGGACTCAAGCCGTGGGTGACGCAGCGTCAGCAAGACGACATACCCGGTCTGTTAGAGTTCTTGAAGAAGTACAGTACGCCTGAAACGCAAGGCAAGAAAGACCCCGGCGGCAAGTGGAAACTCAAAGAGCTAGCTAATGGCTACTCGTTTCGTTTTGATGCACATAAGTTCTGTCGAATGGTGTTCGTGATGCATCACGCAGCGACTCAGTGCAAGCACGAGTTTATGGTGTGGCTAGACGGCGACACGGTTGTGCGTAAAACTATACCAACGGCGTTAGTTAGCAGAGCGTTACCCGACGATTGTGCGTATGCGTATCTCGGCAGACCTTCTAAGTACACGGAGACCGGGTTTTTAGTTTTCAGGGTACCTGATATTTTGCCTATACTAGAAGCATGGGTAGGGTATTATAAAACAGGTCGGTTCAGAAGAGAGGCAGAATGGCACTCGGCATGGCTGTTTGACAGGGCAAGGTTGCGCTTCCCTGACATTCGGGGGCACAATCTGACACCTAACGGCAGCGGTCACGTTATACACCAGTGCTGGGTAGGTTCGATATTCGATCACTGCAAGGGTAAGCGAAAATTAAGGGGCAGGAGCCCGGAGGCTAAATAATGGCCACTATCACTATCAGCGGCAACGACTACACGACGTACAGCAACTTAAGCGAAGCCGAGGACTACTTTGTCGGCTCTACTGAATATAGCACGTGGAGCGACTACTCTGATCTGCAGAAAGAACGCGCTCTTATCTCAGCCACCCGTTTTCTTGATCGCCAGTCGTGGCAAGGGTCAAAAGACGATGACACTCAGACGCTAGACTTTCCCCGAACCGGGCTAACATGCAATGGTGAAGATGTAACCGCCGCTGAATCGTTAGCCTATGCGGTAGAGGCGAGCCAACTGTTAGCGCTTGACCTACTGACGGGTTCAACCGACACCTCCACCGGCACGAACGAGAATCTTACTAAGCGCCTCAAGGCCGATACTGTTGAAATCGAGTATTTCAGGGCTAGCCCTAATTCAGTGACGCGGTTCAGTAAAGACGTGATGGAGGTAATTGGCTGTTTTTTGTCAAGCGGAGTGCCGCTATCCTCAAGTATCGCTACTGGTACCGACGGGGTGGCATTAGATGACGATTTCAGCCTAAGCACGGGTTTTTGATGAGTATTAAAGTAGCTTTTGTCTTAGGCGGGGCCATGAACCTGCGAGAAGAGTACGACCGGGCGTGTGAGTTGGTTGAACCTGATACGATCATTGCTACTAACAATGCGGGTCGGGATATGCCGTTCGCTATCCCACACTGGGTTACTCTGCACACTGAACTGATGCCGTCATGGATCGAACAACGTCGAAACGCGGGTTTACCTGACGCCCGGCAATTTTGGACGTCTAATACCAAGACGGTGCCAACTGAACACCGAGGCATGTACAATTACGTAGAGACTTGGGACGGCTCGTCGGGGTTACTAGCCGTCACAGTTGCGCTACACTTAGGTTATGAGAAAGTGATTTTGTGCGGCGTTCCGTTAGATAAAAAACAGGCCCACTACGATGATGACCGCCCGTGGATGGACGCGCCGAGGTACAGGGGAGCGTGGACACGTAACATGGATAAGATGATAGGGAAGGTTAAGTCTTACTCAGGATGGACATATTTAAAACTAGGCAGCCCGACAAAGAGTTGGTTAGCGCACTAAGTAAGCGTATTCAAAACCTTTACACGCAATTCGTTCGAGAGTTCGACGGGAGCGGAACGTATAAGGAAGTGAGACGCCTCATCAAGCTAGGTGACATCCCGGCTGCCATCGACTTGATCGAAGAGGCGTTCGAAGAGGGCGTCAATGAGACGGCTGAATTAGTCCAAAACACGTACAAGTCGTACTTAGTGTTGCTGGGTACGTCATTGGGTGTTAAATTAAGCATTGACATAACCGCCGACCCCTTGTTAGCTCTGATTCGGTCTAACCGTGACACCCTCATGCAACGGGTCAAGCAAGGGCAACGAGACGCGACTAACCGAGCGGTAATCGACAGTTACACTAACGGTACCGGAGTGGCCGACGCAGTGCGTCAGTCAGTTGGTCTGTCAGGTGCTTCGATGAAAGCGGTTCACAATTACCGAGATTCGCTATTGCGGCAGAATACGGCAAACGACACTAAGATGAGCGACGCTGAGATGGAGCGGATGGTCGAGGCGTATCGGCAGAAGTCGTATCGACATAGGGGTGAAGTTATAGGTTACGCTACGGCTGTTAGGGCGTTCTCAGAAGCTCAACAGTTAGCAATGGACACGGCCATAGAACAGGGCGAGGTCGATCCGCAAAGTGTGACGCGAGTGTGGAATAGGGTCGCAGACGATCGAGTTAGAGATGCACATAACGTCATGCACGGGCAGACTGCAGGCATAGACGAAAGTTTCACAGACGGTTTTGGGAACGAACTAATGTACCCCGGTGACCCGAAAGCCCCCATCGAAACGACCATTAACTGCCGATGTTGGCTAACATTCAAGATAAAGTAGGCGAAAACTTGCACTGATGTGGGTTTATGCGCTATGTTTAGCGAGAGAGTCAAGAGGACAAAGGTATGTCTGAGTTCACAGCAACAGCGGATGTCTGCAAAGTTGATGACAAATTAGGTCTAGTGTTCGGCTACGCGATGGTGTGTAAGGTCGACGGCGAGCCTTATTTCGATGTCCAAAACCACCACATTCCTGAAGACACGATGCTCCGTGTTTTATCCAAGTTCATGCAGAGCGATCGAGTTATTGCTAAAGAGATGCACTCCGGTGACCCCGTAGGCACCTACGTATTTGCGTTCCCTATGACTGAAGAGATTGCGAAGTCGCTTGACATAACAGTTAAGAGAACGGGGGCCTTGGTCGCGATGAAACCTGACAACCCGTTTACCTTGGCTAAGTTTGCATCTGGCGAATTTACAGGTTTCTCTATCGGCGGTATCAACCCTATATTCGAAGAGGTGGACGGAGACGATGGCTAAGAAATTAATTCTCAAAGATTTTGAGTTAGTCGAGATATCAGGTGTTGACCGTCCTGCTCAAGAGTCCGCATTGATGTCTATTATTAAACGCAAAGAGGAGCATGATATGAGTGCCGAAGAGTTGAAAGTTCTGAAAAGTAAAGTGGCCGAGTTAAGCGCAGCGTTAGAGGTTGCTAAAAGCATGGCCAGCCTGCACGATGCGGAGAAAATGTACGTATCGAGTATGAGCGAATCCGATAGAGATAGCTTCATCAAGATGAGCCCTGCCGACCGTAACGCGCACATGGAGATGTCCAAGCGTGCTCAAGAGGTCATCGAGATCAACGGCACCTTGATAAATAAAGGCGCGGTGGGTGAAGCAACTTTCGAAGTGCTTAAGAGCCAACAAGAGCGGATCGTTAAGCAAGAGGCCGAGACTAAGAAAGCCCGTGACCTTGCTATTCAAGCGACTTTTGTTAGAAAAGCGGCTGATAACTACTCGCATGTATCCGGTACCTCTGAAGAGATAGGCACTTTGTTACGTGAGACGGCAGACATCTCTAAATCGTCTCGACAGACGTTAGAGTCTATTTTAGAAGCGCTTGAGAAGTCCAACAAAGCCGCTTTTGAAAATAAAGGTTCAGCGAGTGGTTCAGACGAAGGCACTGACGCAATCAGCAAGTTAGATGCGATGGCGAAGGCTCACTCTGAGAAGCACAACGTTGACTACGCCACTGCGTACTCAATTGTAATTGAGAAAAACGCTGACTTGTACGGGGAGACTTTGGGCTAAGTAAAGCTCGAACGGTAAGGTTTAACAATAATCAGGTAAGGGGATCGTTATGAGTAACGAAGAAAGCTTAAGACGCATATCGCTTCAATCTGCTGCTGACTTCTCTACGACCGGGCAATGGAGATTCGGGACTGTTGACTCGAATGGCCGTATCGGTTTGACGAGCGCTGCGGGTCGAGTTGATGGCATCGTACAAGGTAATGTTGACGCGGCTGATCGTGCCGTACCCGTCGGCATCCACGGCATCTCTCAGTTAGAACTGGGCGGGACCATAACTGCCGGGGGCAGTATCCAGTCCGGTGC